TCCGCCAACTNGNCGAGAACTTCGATTTCTTTCGGGTCTTCCGTTTGATATTTCCCGTATTGGAATTTGCGAAGTTTGCCGTCAACGTAAAACGCTAGTTCTGCGTACTTAGATTCGTAAACTGCCACGTTACCCCTCCTTTAAAACGAAACGCCCGCGCAATTATGCGCGAGCGCTAGTTAGACGTTCGATTAAGCTAAACCTTTGATGCGAGCATGAGCTTTTTCTTGACGGAATTCAAGCGTATATTCACCTACGACAATTCCGCGTGTGTAATCGCCTTGCTCGCCCATGTATTTATGGAAAAACGCACGATCTTGTAATGGACGGATTGCGATACGGTTTGTATCAACGATAAACAACTCGTCAGCTCCCAAGTTGTTGTTTAATACGATTTCGAAACGACCGAAGTCAGAAACGAAGTAATCAGCTACGGAACCGCGTCCGTTGTCTTGACGTTCTAAACGAATATCGGAGCTATTGAATTGGCTGATTGCGCGTTTTTGTTTTGCCGGGACCATGATTACATAGTTACCGCCGCTTGCGAAACCGCCTTTTTCGTAGATTGCTTGCGCAGCGTCGTTAATCATTTTGTCCGTCAATGCTTCGCCATTTGCGTTAGTAACGTTAGTTTGGATAAACGAGCGAATACCTCTCATTTGACGAATATTTCCGTTATCAAAGTAAATACCGTTGATAGCCGCTTTTTCTAATTGAAGCGCAAGCTCTAATTGTTTCTTTTGTTTTTCGTATTCGTATAGATCGCTTACTCCGTATTGAGTTACCGCTTGAGCAGTACCGGAAATTTCGATTGTATCATCGAAAATTTGCGTTAAGTTAGAAACGCGTTTACGAGCTTTAAAGCGAGCATCACGAGCGTCGCGACCTTCTTGTCCTTCAACGAACATTACTTCAACTTTTGCACCATCGGCAATTGCAGCCGCAGTCGTACCGGCATATCCGCGTACTACTGTCAATGTTTTATTTACAGAATCAACAGCAGTAACAAGCAGTAATTCTTCGCCGATTTTAACGACTTGATTAGCGCGGAATGGTTCAGCGTCCGCTACTACGATAGAAGTATCAGAATCTGTTTTTGCTCCATTTACGGTACTTTCGTAAGATACTAACTCATCCTCGAACCATGCGTGTTCAACTTGCGTAACTGCTTCCCCGAAACCTAGTAAGTTGATTAACGGTGTTTGGTGTGGATTGAGTAAAAGAATTTCGTCGACAACTGATTGTTTAACACCGATTAAGTCTTTGTTATAAATTTTTGACATGCTACATTTCCCCCTTAAAATTTTTGAAATTTAGAATTAAAAAGACGCCGATTTAACGGCGTCTGATGAATATATCTGTTAAAGATAAGCGCTTATCTTATAACCCTAATTCGTTTTTCAGTTTTACATATGCGATTTTATCCTCGATACGACCGCTCTTGCGCGCTTTCTCCGCGAGTTCTTGTAGTTTTCGCTTCATCGATTCCTTACTGTCAGCGCGCTTGGTTTCGTTATTGCCTGGCGTTGGGTCAGCGTATTCATTACCGCCGAACAAATACGGCTTCGCTTTTTTCAACGCTTCCACCACTTCCTTGACGCCCTTGACGTTGCCGTCCTTGTCAACCTCAACCGCCGACAAGTCCGCAAGTACAAACGCATCGTCAAGCGCTTCACTACGAACGCCAAGCTCTTTCGCAATCAAACGGAATTCCGATTTAATTAAGCGTTTGTTTGCCGCTTCTAACGCTTGCGATTTCGATTGTTCCGCTTCTTGCGCTTGTTTTTCAAGCTCCGCAAGTTTCGCTTGCAAACGTTCAAGCTCCGTCATTTCCGCTTGCTTGCGTTCCTCTTCCGCTTTTTTCAAGCGCTCGTATTCCGCTTTGATTTCGTCGAAACCTTCGTATTTCTTGCGTTCACGTTCAAGACGCTTTTTAACAATTTCGTTTACTTCGTCTTCTGTGAACGTTTTTACTTTCGGTTGTTGATCGTCGTTAGTGTCGTTGTTGTCGCTTGGAGTTTCCGACGTATCGCCGTCGTTACCGTCGCCGTCCTCGGCGAAAAATTGTAAGTCTAAACGTAGTAAATCGTTTTCTAACATCGTACATTCTCCTTTCCACGTTTTAGGTCCGCGTAGACCGTAAATTCCGTAGCTTTTAACGACTTCCACGTCTGGTCGGGCGGACTATTCCGCCGTTTGTGTCGATTGTCTATACGGGTCTTGTTCGTTGCGCATTAAGCGACGTTCGGCGAGAATTTCCATAAGCTTCGCTTCCGGATTCTCGACGCCTTTACGCGCCAATGCGCCTTTAATCGATTCAAGGTCCGCTGCCATTTCCGTTGTGAGTCGGTTAATTAATTCGAGCTGGTCTTCCGGCAATGGCAAACGGAAATGCACCGTATTGTCGTAATTATCGTCAATCATTTCGACAAGCTCACGGTCATAAGAAAAACGCGGGTCATCTTTCCGCGCTTTCATATAACGGAGAATATATTCGTTAATTTGTTGCAGGCGCGAACGCCATACGACCCATGAGCGTTGTGTTTTCGAAATGATAGACGAAAACAGCAACTTAACCGCCATGTCGTTGATACCACCGACGTTCATTTCGGCGGTGTTGACCGACGGAACTTCCGCGATTTTGTGTATGTTCGCGTATAGTCGGTCGAGGTACGCTTCGACCGCTTCTTTAAATTTGAAATTCGATTCGAGCTTTTTAGCGTCCGGTCGTTCGCCTTCGAGCAAGCCACCCGCGCCTTGCAAGTTCCACATTGCGCCCGGCGCGACTTTTAAACCTTTGTCGTTGTCGACGTTAAGTAATAGCGTGATCGCGAACATTTCGAAACGAATCGCGTCGGAGTAGTCCGAGAGCTTCTTGTTAATTTCGTCGGCAATTTCCGCCCACTTTTCGATTTCCGAGTAACCGCGAGTCATACCAGTAAGGCGATCGTTTGGAATTTCAACGACCGGAATGAAGTTTAGCCCCATCGACGAGCGAGGCACGATTTCCTCGTCGATGTAAATTTCGCTGGGTCCTGGCGAATCATAAACCGCTTCGTGTATAAAGCACTCGTAATCGCCTTTTTGCTCGTTCCATTCGAGGTAAAACGATTGCTTCCACATTTTCGTGTCTTCTTTGAACCGGATGAAATGTACCTCTTTCAGTAAATCGGTGTCTTCCTCGTCGTATTTCGCGACGACCTCAAAATCCGGTCGGAAGAACACGCGGAACTTTCCGGTGCGCTTGTCGTAAACGATTTTCGCCCACACCGTTCCGGCAATCTTCCGGTCTTTTGCCGCCTCTAACAGCTTTTCATGCGTGCGGTTTTCGCGGTGAACCCAGTTAATGAGCTGTTCTTTCGCTGCCGCCCGCCTGTTTTCTTCGTCTTGCTCGGGGCTTGGTGTGTAACCTTCGCTTACCATATCGATTGGGTCGTCGATGACGTCCGGCTCGACTTCCCATTTCGGCTCCATTTCGAATTCCCATGCCGCCATTGTGTCGATGAGCAGGCGGTCGAAATTAATCGTAAGTGTGGTCGGGTCGTAGTCCAGGTCGTCGGGCTTGCGGTAATCGCGCCACACTTGCTTGCCTTCATAGCGCTCGTAAAGCCGGATGACTTTCGCGATGCGCTCCATTTCCTCAACGCCGAGCCACTCTTGCGTTGGCGTGAGCCACGGCATCGTCTCGTTGGTTACATGCGTCAATGGGCTTCCGCCCTCCTTTCGTTAGAATTAACGTAAGCGTTTAGCCGACGTTGTTATTACTGTAGATTTTGTTTTCGCCGCCATATAAGCGCCGGCAAGTGCGTCAGGCCCATCGTCATGTTTGTGCATGGGATACATTTCAAACATTTCGAGTAATAGACGATGCTTGCGGCTGAATCGTATTTTGCCGTTTTGAATATCCGGTAATAACGCTTCGATACGTAATTGTTTAGCTGTTCGGTTCTTAATCTTTTTCAACCGCGTGCTTGCCGGATAACCATGTCGTTGTAACTCTTCGCCTAATTTATCGGCAAACCACTCTTGTGCCATAACCGCTTCAACCGCAAGTACCGAATATTGATAATGAAGTGTTTTGTCGACGATAACGCGAAGGAAAACGTCCGGGTGAACACGCTCTAAATAACAATCAACGACATAGCAAATTCCTGTATCTTTGTTTCGGGCTAAAGTTATAAGCGCCGAGTAGTCGCCCTTTTGTTTACCCATTCCGAAGTCCACGGCGGCGATATAATCAAAGCGTTTACCCTGTAGCTCCCAATCGTCGTAGAATACGAAATACTCCGGTTTAAATATTTGACGCTCCTCGTCCGTAGGCTCGTTGAGATATTCCTGCGAAAAAGCCTTTACGCCGTTTTCTTCTCGCAAGACCATTAAGTCGTAGTAAGAGAACATTTGCGGCCAAAGTGTTTTGGCACCGCGTAGCATTTCCTCTTTGTTTTCTTCGTAAAACTGGCGGGCCTTCTTCGTTGCTTCCGGATCATCACTCCGATAAATTTCACGCCATTTCTGCCATAAATCCTCGCGTTCTGACCAAGATAGAATAGCCGGAAACTTGCGAGATTCGAAATCTCGACGTTCTTTTATAACGTAATCGAGCAAAGATGAATAACACAGTATAGTGCCCATATAAATCGCGATTCCATCGCGGGAGAGCGCCGGCAGCATTTCTTCGCGAAACCATTGCTTGTTCTTTTCGATTAATTCCGGCGTGTTCGTGTTGGCTTTCGACTCCAAGTCGTCCAAAATGAAAAGGTCGGGGCGTGTGTTTCCGTGCCGCAATCCGCGCATTTGCGTTGCGACCCCTTTCGCCTCGACCTTCGTACCACTTAACGTGACGAATTCGTATTTGTTGTCGACTTCGTTCATCGATTTCTTTTTATGTAGCAACTGTCCGAAGTCTTCGATTAATTTTTCGTTGAATTTTAGTTGATTGGCGGTCCATTGAATGAAGTCGCCAGCCACGTCGGTTGTTTCCGAGATTTCAACGATGTACTTACGATGTCGGAAAACGACTTGGTGACACAAAAACCCGTTACTCAAATAACCGGTTTTCGCATGACCGCGCGGACATGCCCATGCGACGTGCGACCGTTGCTTGCCTTGCACAATCGCGTCCAGGAGCGAGCATAACGTCTTATGAAACTCCGCCGAGTTTTCGTAGGTGACGCCTGCCGGAATTAGGTTGCCGTCGTTGCCAGGGTTCCGGTCTTCGCTAAAATATTCGATCATGAAATAAAGCATGTCATACTCGGCGCGATGAACCCGTTCGAGCTTTTCGAGTAGCGCCAAGTTCGCCTCGAGTCGGTCTAAATCGTAATCCGTCGCCAGCCCTTTTTCGATGAGCTGGCGCAGCAACTCGTTTTCTTCGTTCAGCTCGTCGATGCGCTGCTGACGTGCAGCGCGGTCGAGCCAAACGCCGTCGACATACGCCATACAGCGCATCGTCCTCCTTTCGAAATGATTCGCTTACTCATCGCCTTGTTTTGCGTTAAGCCGCGCAAGTAACGCCGCTTTGCGCTCCTCGAACGACTGCTCGTTACGTTTGTCTTCGATGGTGATTTCGGTTTTGTCGTCGAGGTCGCCAATTCGCTTGAGGAACAATTCGATGCCTTTCATCGAGCCGCGCGCAATGCCTTCGAGTAGCTTTTTGTAAACGAACGGCAAGTGCGTATTGACGAATTGGCTTGCGATGTAGTTTTTGTAGTTAATGAAGTTTTCGTCGCCCGTTTCCCAACGGTAGAGTGTCATGCGTGTAATACCAAGTTCCTCGGCGATTTGTTCTTTCGTTTTGCGCTCGCTTTTGTCGGTGAATTCGTACTCGACGAGCATTACCGCCGCTTCCTTTTGCTTCGGTTTGAGTTTCGATTCGTCGAATTGAAAACGTTGCATTAGCGTGCCTCCTTTCGGTTGTTTATTGCGTAAGCAAGGCGCCAGCTTGTCGTTCTGCTAGCGCCTCGGTTATCGTTTATTCAATAGGACCGTTATACAGCATGACGTTTATCTGATTAGGCGACGGCATACTGACGACTAATTCTCCGTAATCGTTATTGTTCGGATGGTTTACGAATTCGTAGAGTAAGCGCGGAACATTGGCGGGCTCCACTTCGTCGTTGAATAAAACCGTATCAAAATCGCACCGACCTTGTTCGTCGAACGCTTGCGTCAAAACTATTCGAACCACGTAATCACCCCGACTTTTGAAATTTTGTAAGAAATTTTCGCTGGTCAGGCGACGGGCTTGGCCGCGACCCCTCCCCGGGGGCTTTTTCGCCCAAACAAAAAAGCCGGCCATTATGCCGACTGTTCCTCGTATTCCTTCACGATCTTGTAAAACGTCGTCTTTTTAATACCGAGCACATGCATGAATTGCACGGCGGTTATTTCACCGGATTTCCATCGCGGATAGTTTTCGTCTAATAGCTGACGCTGTTGCTTCGTTAACGTATCGAGGCTAACTCGCGGACGGCCCAAGTGTTTCCCTTTCGCTTTAGCAACCGCAATTCCTTCCGCCTGCCGTTGACGAATGTTCTCGCGTTCCTTTTCGGCAACGAACGATAGTACTTGTAAAACGAGTTCACTAACGAAGTTGCCTAGCGTGTCCTTGTGTTGCGTTGTGTCGAGTAACGGCATGTCTATTACGCGAATATCTGCGCCGATGTCCTGCGTTATTTCCTCCCACTCGCGTTTGATCTCGCGGCTGTTACGACCGAAACGGTCGATCGATTTGACGTATAACAAGTCGCCGGCTCGCAGCGTGCGTTTTAGCGCCTGGTACATTGGACGGTCGAAGTCCTTACCGCTTTCCTTGTCGATGTAAATGTCGCGATCATCAATGCCTAGCGCCTTCATTTCGGCAAGCTGACGGTCGATGTTTTGGTCTTTCGAACTAACACGGATATAACCGAACGTCTTTTTCATCCGAACCAACCTCCGCTATCTATCGTTAATTTAATTATAGCGAAGGTGTTCGTAAAGGTCAATATATTTTTACGAACGTTCGTAAATTGTTTTTCGGTACTTTACGAACGTAAAACAAGGCGAATTATCACCGTTCGTAATGGTATACCTTTACGGACAGTTAGTAAGCGCACTGACCCCTCGAGTTTTCCGAGGTCTGTCCGTCCGGAACGCCGAGGCTGATATTTTCGAGGGTTGACGGTTGGCTTGCGTAACAACCAACGAAATGCCTCCGACGAGTTTCTACTATATTAAATGTCGGCAGGACGGCGTTGTTACATCGCTACTGATTCGAGCGCCAATCGAAAAGGGCGAACGCGAGGCGCGCCGCCCAAAGTGATCGGTTAACTTATATATAATACTTCTTTGAATAAACTTCTTTGTCGGAGAGGATATACTACTATGCGATTACTTCGAAATATATACGATAGATACCGACAAATCTTTGATTTGGCGGAGATATTATAGTTATACGTTATTATAATAAATACGTTATTATAAGTATGTCCGTTCGGGCATACCGCCATATGTCCGAAAAGACATACCGCCATATGTCCGTTGGGACATACGGTCAATCAACGTCAATATTTGACGCTTGCTTTGCGCTCGGGTTCGGATAATACAACGGCAAATAATACAGTTTTTCATTTCCGTTAAACGGGCGCTTTTTCACAACGAGCAGTCCCTCGCGAATAAGCGCGCTTCTTATTTCGTTAAACGTTTGCTCCTTCATACCGAGCGTGTCGGCGATCGTTTTATTGCGTTGTATTACCCATCCTTCGAGTTCAGGCGGCAAGTTCGCTTTCTCGGCGTCGCCAACTTTGCTGGCGTGTAAATAACCGAGAACTAACGCCATGTCGCGACCTTTTTTACTGCCGTATCGTTTAATAAATTTCGGTAGTAACTCACGATAAAGTATATGCGGATGTGTTTCGTAACCGCCTAACTGCGTATCTAGCACGTTATACTTCTGCTTCGTGGCGATTTCGTGCCAGCGTTGAAATTCGTTTTGCTCGTTCATTTAACGATTCCCCTTTCGATTTATAAGTCGTGAATTTAACGGAAAACAACGTAAAGCCACCGCTTACTTGTTCGGATTGTTGGCGGCGTACTCTTTTAACAGCCGGCTTAACTCGTCGGTGCGACGGTACTGCCAAAACTTACGCATTGTATTTTCGTTAAGGCCAGCGCAAATGTAACGCTGACCGTGCGCACGTAAGAAGTCGTGTAGGTTCGGCGAGTAACAATAGAAAAATTCCTTATCGTTGTTCATTTAACGACACTCCATTTCCGTAAATGTTTACTATCGTATAAAATAACGGGTCGGTGAGCGTTCGTTGCTCGCCTTTATCGGTAATAAACGTAAGCTGACCGTCGACTTCCTTCATATCGACGATTCGTTGTAGCGTATTAGCGTTTCCTAGTTGCGAGTCGAGCGCCGTGTAAGGTATTGCGCTAATAATTTCTCGCGCTGCCTTTTTCGTTGGCGCAAATACGATTCGCATTTTGTTTAACGGCTTAAATGAGTAGTAGCTGAACGCCTTTTTCGACGTGAAATCGACGTGTGTTTGTTCGAAAAATATTGCGTTGAATACATCGCAAAACACTTCGCGAACTCGGTCTTTGCCAGCGTTAAATAACGCTTTCGGTCGGTGTTGCTTGCAAAATTCGATGACCATGCGTTCGATGAAAGCGTCCGTTTTACCGTTTTCGACCGCCTTTTCAAACGAAGTGAAATCGACGTTTTGTTTAACGAAAAACTCCATGTAAAGCGCTAATTTGTCCACGTAACATCGCTCCCGTTAATTTAATCGTGTATTTCTTCGATAGACTTAATATTGCGAACGGCGTCAAATATAGCCGGCTGATAACCGCCTCTAATACTTCTGTTCAACGGTAGTCGATTATAAATCTCGATGACAAACGCTGCTTTTGCCGTCTCCTTCGACAGTGCTTCTACTTCGATTGTTTCGACGTATGATCTGTCGTGATTCGGTATCGAAGTGTAAAAATATTCACCCAAGACGTTTGCGCTGTTCCAATCGTCGTAAGGGTCGACGACCTCTTGCGCTAGTTTAATCGTTGGAGCGTACGTAATTCGGTACTTTTTCATTCGATTTACCTCCCGTCAAATTAATTAATAAGGGCGGTCGGAGCTTGCCCGGCTCATGCGTCACCCTTATCGACATTTTTCTAATTTTTCGTTGATGACTCGGAATCATGTTCTAAATGAAGAACAGAAAAAGGAAACTATCACCGTCTTTAAGAAGCGCTCTATTTCGCATCGAGACGTACGGTTGTCCGTGACTTCGTTTCTCGATGCAAATGAGAGCGTTTGGTCAACGAAGGTCAAACCGTGTTGTAACTCGTTTCCATTACGTATTAATAACAAATCGTAAGGCTTATACGCCGTCCCACACGTTTTCAAGGCGCTTATTTGCGATTTCGATATACTCCGGCTCGATTTCAAATCCGATGAAATTTCGATTAAGGCGCGCGGCTGTTATTAACGTAGAACCTGTTCCGGCAAAACCATCAAAAACAATGTCGCCTTCATCGCTGCTATTTTTAATGAATATGGAAAGAAGTTCGGTAGGTTTTTCCGTAGGGTGCGTTAGTTTAGGAGACGGAATCTTATCGCAGTCGATTACATCGGGGACTCTTTTTTCGCGGAGAATTGATCGTCCTTTGTGACCGAAAAGGATAAATTCGTGTTTCGGGGCGTAAGCGCCTTTTAAGTCGCCGCTACCGTGGTTATTTTTGTTCCAAACGATAATATTCTTGAGTTTGAAATACTTTTCAAATTCTTGTTTAAAAAAGTCAACGTGGTGCCAGCTACAAAACATATAAATTGCGGTGTCATTCTTCAAAATCCGAAAACATTCTTTTAAATACGCTTGGATTAAATCATAAGAATTTACATCGTTTGCGATATGCTTAAATTTTTCGCGTACTACACGTCTATTACTTCGATAATTCATTAAATAAGGCGGGTCAGTAACAATTAAATCTATACTACTATCGGGAATTAATTTCATCCCCTCGATACAATCCATCTGATAAATCCGGTCGAGTTCAAGCGAACCAATTAAACGTTTCCCCATCGTTCACCACTCCCGTTTCTTCCGTTTTGGCTTGCGATAATTACGCCCGTCCGTGCCGTATTCCTCGGCGAGCTTGAATGACGTTTCGATAATGCCGCGCCCATCTTTCTTCCGATTCAGCCCGGTCTTGCGGCGCACGTATTGCTCGTCGCTCATAATCGGAAATTCCTCGCGACTCATCTTATCGGGATGTCGGTCCGTCAACTCCTCCCGCAAGCAAAGCGTCGCCAACCGGTCGAGCTGCACGCTGTCGGGGCGCTGACCGGTCGCGGCAATGTACGACTCGATCAGCTCGTCGATTAGTTGCATACGTTCGGCTCGGTCGGCGAGGTCGTAACCGGCGTAACGGCCGGCTACTTTTGCGTAAGTGAACAGCTCGTCGACATAACGTTTGAATTCGTTTTTATAATCGTTGGTAAATGCGAAAGTGGTTTGCGTCATGATTTTGCGTCCTCCTCAACGTTAAATACTCCGTTATATTCCTCGTTTACTTTCCGAGCCCGTTCGCTGTCCCGCCAACGCTTAACCACATAATGAATTGAGCCGTCGCGATAAAACGTAAGCTCGCGGTAAAGCCGGTAGTCGATTTCGAACGTGTACTTATCGTAGTAAACGTGGCAGCGCGGGAAATTTGCGCGGCAATACGGTTTATCATACGATTTGTAGCGCGGTTTCCATCCGTATTTCGTGCGCCAAACACCTTGCGTATCAAATCCGCTTTCAATCGGTCCCCATACTTTGCCGATCACTTGCGACCGATCAACGCTCCACGGTCGGTAATAATCCGAGCCGAGAAATTCGAGGTAATCGTCGAAGTTAAACGGGGGCGCCAACGGATTTTTAATGCGGGCATCGAACAGGCGGCAAACGTTGTTTTTGGCGGATATCTTAATCGCGGGGTTCGCAAGCATAGCGCACGTTTTCGATTCGCTGGCGAAATGACGGCAGTCGGCGCAAGAGTAACGGCAGGCGTACGGTCCTGTGTATTCGAGCGATTGCATTAATTCGTGGTCAATTGCGGTCATTTAACGCCCTCCATTCGTTCACAATCTCGTCTTGCCATTCGAAATCCCATGTCGAGCGCATTTCGCCGCGCCATTCGACTTCCGCGCCACTTCCGAGCGTCATTTCGTTCCACCGGCGCGGGCCTGAATACGTTCGTTTTGCGTCTTTGTGTCCGTCGCAACCTTCGCCCCAAAACATGTACTCGGCGATTGACTTGCCGCGCTCAACCCACGTCGGCACGTGCGGGTATAAATTCGGCCGCACTAAATCGTCCCACGTTAAGTCGTCGGCGATTTCATCTAACTGCGTTAAACCGTCGCCCCATTTATCGGTCGAGTTTCCGTGTTTGTCGTAGCCGATGTCGGTTACTTCCGCCATATAAACGGGTGGCTGGCCGGCGAAAAATTCGGCTTCATAATCGATTAATCTTCCGTCAAGGGAACGTAATTTGGTGTGCGGCGATTTGATTCGCGGAGTACCTGGCGGAACTTTTCGCATAATGAGGATTTGCGTTGCGATTGAGGTTCCGACGTGTTGGAACGTTTCGGGTGGCAGTTTAATCGTGGCGAAGTGCCAGCACGTATCGTACATAAGCCGGCGAACTTTGGCGGCGTCTTGTCGGAAGTCAATGCCCGTCGGCAGAATAAACGCTATCCAGCCGCCCGGCTTTGCGGACCGAATCGCCAGCTCGATAAATGCGTTTTCGGACTTGCCGGAGTACGCGCCTTTTCGCTTTGTTAGCGTCATAAACTCGCGCTCGGTGCTTACGCTTTCACCGAAGGGTGGATTGCCGATAACAACGTCGTAGTAATTTTCGCGGTCATGATCGAGGGCGTTTCCGAGGATTACGTTAGCATGCGGGTAAATAAGCGAGGTGACTTTCGCGCTCGTTTCGTCGATTTCGAGCGCTGTAATTTCAGCGTCGGCTGGCGCGTGTTCGAGGAACACACCGGAGCCGACGGACGGCTCCAGCACGCGCGACGCTTTCGGCAAGCGCGGTTTTAACACGTCCCACATGAATTTCGCGACGTGTGTTGGCGTAAAGAACGCGCCTCCGTTGAACCCTTTCGGTAATAAGCCGCCCATTGACGTGTAGTTTTCGCGCAGGAACTCGATGTCTTCGGGCGTTACTTGGTCTCGCGGTTTGCTTACGATTTCCATCGATTTAACGTTCGCGGCCCATCGTTTGCGTTCGGCTTTACCCATGTAAAATCGCCTCCAATTCGTCAATCGTTTTCGATGCGGCATAAACGCTAAAATCATAGCCGCCGTTAAATTCGGCAACTTTTTCGAAATAAAACCGTTCAAGGTCGAATCGGTTTATCGCTTTACAAGCTCGTTTGCGGAATCGCTCGTACACGAATTTCTTGTCGGGGTACTCTTTGCGAGGGTAAATACGGAGGATTGACGCGTAGACTTTGTAAACGTAACCGTCGGGCTTTTTCGGCTCGGCGAGCCAATACGTT